TCTTCTTTTTATTTTGGAGGATAGCATGGCTGAAATCAAAATTCCGAATAATTCTTTCTCGTCAAAAAGCTCTCTTGACTCTACTACTCAGGGTAAAAAGCCTGAAGAAAAGAAGTTCAGCAAGGTCACAACGGGAAAGGTTATTGTAAAAAAGAAAAGCAACGCAAAGAAACTGGCTGATATTTTCATTCTCGGGGATATGGAACAGGTAAAGCAGAGTCTTATAAATGATTTGCTGATTCCTGGCACAAAGAATCTCCTTTACAACATCGCCAACACTGCTCTTTCGATGCTTTTCTTTAACAATCAGCGTCCTATGAACGGTTATTGGCAGCCGAATCAGTATCAGCAGCCCCCTCGTCCTTATCAGACCACCAGCTATTCGAGCTTTTATACCCAGAACCAGTATCAGCAGCAAGCGCCTGTTCAAAGCGGATATTCTCAGAACCAAGAAATAGTCTTTGGCTCAAGAGTAGATGCCGAGAACGTTCTTGACCAGATGAACGGAGCCCTTGCAACCTACGGTCAAGTCTCTGTCGCTGATTTTTACGACCTTATGGGTATTACAACGAGCTATGTGGACTATTCGTATGGCTGGTATAATCTGTCTGGTGCTCATGTACGGGCTGTGAATGGAGGGTTTGTAATCGACTTCCCACGAGCTGCTGCACTCAGAAAATGATATTTTGAAAGAAGGATTTATGGTGAAACGAATTGTGAAGGACATCTTTGCCGCTGTTGGTGTCATCACGGTGTACAAGGCGTTTTGCGATAACTATGAAGTGAAAAGAAAGAGTGACGCGGATGATATTATTGTCCCTCTTGCGTCTACTTCATGGAAATCGGTTACTTATGCGGATCGCGATGAAGCTGAACAAATTCTTTCTGAACTGAAAGAAGCCATTGAAAAATGGCATTATGTCAGTGTTGCGGATGCTTGCGACCTGACCGGAATATGTTCAAATTACAGCGACACAAAAATCGGTTGGCAAAATCTTGACGGCGCGTCTGTCCGAGCGATTAAAAAGAAAGTCGCAACGTGTCGCACCGCCTATATTGGCGGAAAGGAAGAAATCGTAGATAGATACTACGTTTCTCTTCCTGATCCCATCAAACTCTAAGAAAGGAGCTTTTATATTATGAAGTTTAATATGACTTCTGCTCTCGAATCTGCTTCGAGACTTGCAAATAAACTCGCCTTTAAGGCAAAAAAGCATTCCCCTGAAATCCTCATTGCTGTCGGCGCTGTGTCTATCGTCACTGGCACTGTCCAGGCCTGCAAAGCTACTCTCAAAATGCAGGACGTGCTTGAGACTACGAGTGATAACCTTGAGAAGATTCACGGTCTTGAGGACGGCACTTTGAAAGTCAAAGAGGGCGAAACCTACACCGAAGAGGACGCTCGCAAGGACAAAACCACCGTTTATATTCAGACTGCCGCGAAGGCTGCAAAGCTCTATGCACCTGCTGTCATTCTCATCGGTGGCGGTCTTGGCTGTATGATCGGCTCGCATATTATCATGCGTCGGCGCTATGGTGCTGCGGTTGCGGCATATTCGGCTGTCACCACTGCATTCAATGAGTACAAAGCTCGTGTTAAGGAGCGCTTTGGCGAGCAGACTCAGTATGAACTGGAGCATGGTGTCAAAGCCGAAGAAGTTGAAACCACTGACGAAAACGGTAATAAGAAAAAAGAGACCGTCTATGTCGGCGACAAGATGATTAAGCATCCTTATAGCGTAGTCTTTGATGAAACAAACCCTTATTACGAGCGGGGAGCTGGGTATAATCTGATCTTCGTCAGGAACGTGCAGGATGCCGCAAACCGTAAACTTCGTAAAAAGGGATACTTGTTCCTGAATGATGTCTACGACATGCTGGGTGTGCCCAATACTTATATCGGTCAGTTCGCCGGTTGGGTATGGGACCCTGCAAATCCGAAGATCGATTCGTATGTGGATTTCGGTCTTTATGACGAAATGAATCCGCAGAAAGTAGCATTCCTTCAGGGTGACGAATACAGCGTCGTTCTGGACTTTAATGTTGATGGCAACATCATTGACAAAGTTGAAGGTATTGAAAAACGTCGTCAGGAAATTATGGGTAACTAATATTCTATTTTAGAAAGAGGATCTATATTATGAAATTTGTGAATATTGCTAAACTCGCTCTTACTTTTGCCGCAGGTGTCTTCGCAGGTGCTTACTATATGCATACTCGTATGCGCGAAGAATACCAGAGCTATGCGGATGAACAGATCGAATCCATGCGTCAGCACTTTGCAGAAAAAGAAGCAAAGATGGACGAAGAAATCGAAGACAAAGCCGTGAAAAAGGGGATTGATTTTGCCATGGAGAAACTCAATTTGCAGGATAGCGAAGGGAGAAGTATTTACGAGACCGATACTCGAACCTATGAGCTGATTCCGCCCGATGAATTTGGCGAAATTGACGAATTCGACACAAGCTTTCTCACCTATACTGCCGATGGTGTACTTTGCTATGACCAGACTGGCGAAAAGGTGGAAAATGTTCAGCGTACTGTTGGTCCGGATGCACTGGATAACATCGGCAAATTCATCCCGGATACAATTCATGTAAGAAATCATCTTTATCATAAGGACTACGAGATTTTGCGGAGTCTTGAAACTTATGACGAATTTATGAGTCCAAGAGAGGAGGGCACTGAATGATATATAACCCCACTGTGCAGCTTTATGAAGATTACCTCGTGAGCACCGTCTGGCATAATGATGGTTTCCGAGGCCCCAGGTACCATCAGCTTTTCAGTTTTCTCTTTAATACACCATTTATTCCATCCATTGAACTTGACCAGCCTAGAGCAAACGACGCTATTGGTTTGCGTTACGCTTACGCTGACCAGTATCATATTCCATACGAAATCATTGATCGAGACCTTGGTGGGCAGAATAGTTCCTGCTCAATGCTCGAGATGATGGTGGCGCTTTCTATTCGCATGGAAAACCACATCATGGAAGATAAGGACCTTGGGAATCGGACTGGTCAGTGGTTCTGGTCGATGATTGTTTCTCTCGGTCTTGACGGCATGGACGATACCAATTTCGATTCAGCAAAAGCTGCTGGAATCATACATCGCTTCAGCACTCGCCAGTATGAACCTTGCGGGAAAGGCGGCCTTTTCACTGTACAGAATCCGACGATTGACATGCGAGGGATGGATATTTGGTATCAGATGCAGCATTGGATCGGAGAAAACTACATCGGGAAAGTCTAAAAATAGAAAGGAGGAGTCGCTTTGAATGCTTGATTTTCTGTTCATCTCAACGAGGCAGAAAAAGGGAATCGTTGAGATATATCCAAAGTTCATTATAAAGAAGTCAAGTGATCTCATGATTCGAGGTGGCGACTTCTATGCTATATGGGTGGAAGAAAGGGGGCTTTGGTCTACTGACGAAGAGGACGCTTTGCAACTAATTGACAGGGAGCTTGACGTATATGCCGAAGGTCGCAAAGGAATACTTGACCAATATCGTGTCTTACATATGTGGGATGCGGAAAGCGGCATGATTGATATTTGGCACAAGTATTGCCAGCGGCAGATGCGGGACAACTTCCACATGCTTGACGAGAGACTGATATTTTCAAATACAGCTATCTCGAAAGACATGTATGCTTCAAAGCGTCTTCCTTATGCACTCGAGAATTGTCCAATTCCAGCTTGGGATAGACTCATGAGCATTCTCTATGCTCCAAAAGAGCGAGAGAAGATTGAGTGGGCCATTGGAGCTATCGTGAACGGCGACTCTAAAACACTGCAAAAATTCATGGTGCTTTATGGTCCTCCCGGTTCGGGTAAGTCGACGGTGCTTAACATCATTCAGCTTCTCTTCGAAGGATATTACTCCGTCTTTGACGCGAAGGCTCTTGGTTCTAGCTCAAATGCGTTTGCTCTGGAAGCATTCAGGACGAATCCGCTTGTAGCTATCCAGCACGACGGCGATCTATCCAGAATCGAGGATAATACCAGAATCAACTCTCTTGTATCGCATGAGAGCATGATGGTAAACGAGAAATTTCGTTCCGCATATGCTTCCCGCTTTAAGTCGTTTCTGTTCCTTGGTACAAACAAACCTGTTAAGATATCTGACTCAAAATCTGGTCTTTTGCGAAGACTTATCGATGTCGAACCAACCGGAGACAAAATACCAGCAAAAGAGTATTTTCAGCTTACTGAACAGGTGAAATTTGAACTCGGTGGAATCGCTTGGCATTGTAAGGAAGTGTATGAAGGTGACGTTCGTAAATACGATGGATATATTCCACAGCGTATGATGAGCGCGTCAAACGACTTTTACAACTTCATCATGGACTCGGCTTTGGTGTTCGAGAAAGAAGACTCTGTGAGCCTTAAAACTGCTTGGGAGATGTACAAAACATTTTGCGAACAGACCGGTGTGCAGTATCCTTCAAGCAGAAGAGCTATCAAAGAGGAGCTGAGAGATTACTTTCGCAATTATATCGAACGAGGCGTCCTTGAAGACGGCACAAGAGTAAGAAATTACTACTATGGCTTTAGGAAGGAAAAAATAGGAGAAATCGAGGAGGAAATAAAAGAAGAGACCAAAAAGACAGAAACATGGCTTGCATTTAGTGAGCAGCATTCTTTACTTGATGATATTTTGGCGGATTGTCCAGCGCAATATGCATCCGGTGAAGGAACGCCTTTGCGTAAATGGCAAAATGTCAAAACAAAACTTAAAGACCTTGACCCCTCAAGACTTCATTATGTCAAAGTGCCGGAAAACCATATCGTAGTTGACTTTGATATTCCGGGAAAAGACGGAAAGAAGGACTTTGAGGCAAACCTTGCAGCGGCTTCTAAATTTCCGAAAACTTATGCCGAGCTCTCGAAATCGGGAGCCGGGATTCATCTCCATTATATTTATTCTGGAGATGTGAGTAAACTTTCAAGAATTTATGAAGAGCACATCGAGGTGAAGGTCTTTAATGGAAATGCATCTTTGCGAAGAATGCTATCTCAGTGCAATGACATTCCCATTGCTACCATCAACGCAGGCCTACCCTTAAAAGGAGAGACCCCTGTGAAAAACGTAAAGGAGATTAAATCAGAGAAGGCTTTGCGTATCATGATCGCTCGAAACTTAAACAAAGAGTACCATGGGTATACAAAGCCTTCTATTGATTTCATTTGGCAAATACTGGAAGATGCTTACGCGAGCGAGCTTCGATACGATGTGACGGATATGCGCAATGCGGTTCTTGGTTTCGCAGCCGGGAGTCATAATAACGCAGACTATTGCATTAGGAAAGTCGGAACAATGCATTTTAAGTCAAAAGAGAAGGAAGTGGAGCTTAACGAAAACGGAGAAGCTCCGATCGTGTTCTTTGACGTGGAGGTGTTTCCGAACCTTTTTCTCGTATGCTGGAAACTCGCAGGCGAAGATAAACCCGTCATTAAGATGGTCAACCCTGGACCGAGAGAGATTGAAGAGCTTTTGAGGTATCGTTTGGTCGGTTTCAATAACCGAAAATACGATAACCACATGCTCTACGGATGCTTGATTGGTTTTGCCCCCGAGCAACTATATGCTTTGAGCCAATCTATCATCAACGAAGGAAAAGGTTTTTTTGGAGAAGCGTATAACCTCAGTTATACTGATATTTATGACTTCTCTTCGAAGAAACAAAGCCTTAAAAAGTTCGAGATCGAACTCGGCATCCATCATCAGGAACTCGGAATGCCATGGGATCAGCCTGTGCCGGAAGATCTTTGGGATAAGGTTGCTGACTATTGCGAAAACGATGTGGTTTCAACCGAAGCTACGTTTAACGCTCGCCATGCAGATTTCGTAGCAAGAGAAATTCTGGCGGACATTGCGGGAATGACAGTCAATGATACGACTAACAGCCTTACCACCAAAATTATATTTGGCAACAATAAGCATCCTTCTCTTGTGTATACGGATCTATCTACCGGCATGTCCACAGACGGAACGTACAATCCTCATAATAAGTTCGAGGGGTATGAGTTCCGTTATCTGGATCGTCAAGGTGAAAAAGATGATGGACGCAAACACAATATGTATCGTGGTGTCGATCTTGGCTTCGGTGGATATGTCTATGCCGAACCCGGAATGTATACGAGTCTCGCACTGCTAGATGTTGCATCGCTGCATCCAAATAGCATTATCCAGCTAAATCTTTTTGGGGAATACACCAAAAACTTCAAAGATATTTTGGATACTCGAATTCTTATCAAACATAAAGAATACGACAAAGCAAAAGAACTCTTTGAAGGAAGGCTTGCAAAATACCTTAATGATCCCGCTCAGGCAAAAGCATTGGCGCAAGCTCTTAAAATCGCGATCAATTCTGTATACGGCTTAACTTCGGCAAGCTTTGATAACCCGTTTAGAGATGCTCGCAACGTCAATAATATTGTGGCTTTGCGTGGGGCTTTGTTCATGAAGACTCTTCAGGACGAAGTTGCAAAGCGTGGGTTTGTCGTATCACATATCAAAACTGATTCGATCAAGATTCCCGAAGCGACACCCGAAATCATTGATTTTTGCATGTCCTTTGCCAAAGAGTATGGCTATACATTTGAGCACGAGGCAACCTATTCGAAACTGTGTCTTGTGAACAACGCAGTTTATATTGCCAAAGATGCAGCAGATAGTCACTGGACTGCGACCGGTACTCAATTCCAAGTTCCCTATGTATTCAAAACTCTTTTCTCTAAAGAGCCTCTCACTTTCGACGACATGTGCGAGACAAAGAGCGTTCAAAAAGGTGCTATTTATCTCGATATGAATGAGAAGCTGCCTGAAGGAGAACACAATTATATTTTTGTAGGCCGCGTCGGACAGTTTACGCCTGTTGATAATGGCGTCGGGGGAGGAGAACTTCTTTGCAAACGGGATAATGGGACTTACGCTGGTATTAGTGGTTCTGTTGGGTATCGCTGGATGGAAAGTGAAGTGATACGAAAGGTTTATCCCGATCCCATAAGTATCGTGGATAGAGATTATTACACAAAGCTTGTGGATGCTGCTGTCGATGCTATCAACAAATATGGCGACTTTGAATGGTTTGTGTCTGACGATCCTGGCATTGCGCCTTGGGATTCTCCCGGGCCTCCCTGGGACGAAGGACCGACTGCATTTGATGTGAGGTAATTGATATTATGAAATACAACATTAACTTTCCGAAAAATCCGTTTGACTTTGACGAAGAAGCATACATCAGATTGATCCAGAGAGAACTTCATAGCGAGATGGCTGAGAACATCCGCTTGAAACGGGAACTTGATGATCTTAAGAAAAAACGTGATATTCCATCTGCTTATCCTGGATCTACTTTCGGTCTTGTCTACCAGGAATGTGAGGTTCGTCCCATCTTTGCCATCGACAAGGTTCTCTTTAATCCTCCTGCCACGATTGTCTTCTGGCTGGATGGTACGAAGACTGTTGTCAAATGCAAAGAAGGCGAAGAGTTTTCTGAATGGGCCGGCATTGCGCTCTGTCTTGCAAAGAAACTGTACGGGCCGAACTTCCATAAGATTTTCAGAGCTCATTGCTCTGATCCCGAGAAGACCGTGAACGACATGTCTGATAGTGAGATTACCAAAGCAGCAAGACAGGTAATCAAAGGTACGTTTGAGAAGTTTCTTAACGAACTTGAGAAACTTTCCATGGACTGACGCGGAATAATCATCGCCATTTATGGAGGTGATAAGCATGACCACTGTAAATGATATTGGTGAAGAAATGCTGAAAGTTCAAAGACAAATTACTTTTCTGAAATCAAAACGCAAGAAAACAAGCGAGGACGTCGAAGAGATATTTATCTTGAATCGCTATTACAACATTTTGTTCGCTGATTACATGGCCAAAACAAATTAACCCAATAGGGAGCCACTAGAGAAATCTGGTGGCTTTTATTTTTCACAAAAAGAAAGGAAAATTACATTATGACTACTTCTACTAACCGTAACGCCGTTGTCCGTCTTGACGACACTCGCTTCATTTTCCGCACGAACTTCTCTGGCGATCCTGAGCGTGATCGCTTTGGGTCGAATCGTCGCCAGTTTAATATCGTCATTCCTTCTGACCAGCAGGCACATGACCTTGAGATGGCCGGGGTGAATGTCAAATGGACGCAGCCGAACCCGAACTATACCTATGAGGGCGAGTTTGTCTCTCGGCCTTTCGTTCGGGTGAACGTCAACCTCGAATCCAAGTGGCCTCCCGAGGTCTATCTCATCGCTCCGAATGGGGTAAAGACTCTGCTTACTCCAGACACGATCGGCATTCTCGATAACATCCGCGTCAAGAACGTTTGCTGCCAGGCTAAGATGGCCGAAAAGCGTAACCAGCCTGGTGCCTACACGCTTTACGCTCAGTATGTCTACGTCGAGCAGGCGGCCGATCCGTTCCCCGATCCTTATGCAGAGCGCTACACTGTTCCCGAGGCGGACACCGAGATGGCTCCTGCGAGCGAAGACGACATGCCCTTCTAAGCTTGATATTTGCTGAACTGACTGGTGCCCACGTCGCAGCTAAGGCGTTCTAGAAAGTTCAGTTGATATATTGCCACTTCGAGGGGACTTGAGGTGGCTTTATTTGGGACATTAGCTTAATGGTTAAAGCTGGCGGCTCATAACCGCTTGAGTGGGGGTTCGAATCCCTCATGTCCCACCATTTATATTTTGAAAGAGAGGTTTGGCCATGAACGAACGAAAAAGAGGATATCGGAAAGAACCAGTAAATTGTCAAGTTTGCGGAAAGCTCATACCAAACGCTTATGCTTCGAGAAAATACTGTGATGATTGTCGAAAGAAAATTAGACGAAGGTATGACGGGAAACATCACGAAGACCATCGAAGAGCGTACGAAGTTGTTATAGATGAGATAAAAAGCGAGCTCGAACCCGAATCTATATTCCCAATTCGACCACATAAAACCATTCGAGAAATTGTCATCGAGGCAGAAAAAGAAGGACTGACCTATGGAAAATACGTTGCGAAATACCATTTATAGGAGGTTGATATTTTGGCTGGCATAAGTCTTTATGATTACCAACTTGATGCGCTTAGGCGAATGCATAACGGCTGTATTCTTTGCGGTGGAGTCGGCAGCGGTAAGTCGCGGACGGCACTTGCTTACTTTTATGTAAAGCACGGAGGTGAAGTAAATACCGAAAAATATGTTCCTATGGATGATATAAAGATACCAAACCTTTATATTATCACAACGGCTAGAAAACGGGATACCTGCGAATGGGAAGAAGAACTCGTCCCTTTTCTTCTTTCACCAAATAGAGAAATCAATCTCTATCATAACCGTGTTATCATTGACTCGTGGAATAACATCGGTCGATACGATAAAGCGCAAAATGCCTTCTTTATATTTGATGAACAGCGTGTTGTTGGAAAAGGCGCGTGGGTAAAGTCGTTTCTCAAAATTTGCAAAAACAATGAATGGATTCTACTTTCCGCGACTCCTGGAGATACTTGGCAAGATTATATTCCTGTCTTTATAGCAAATGGGTTTTATCGAAATCGAACTGAGTTTAATGAAATGCATTGCATTTATAGTCGATTTTCCAAATACCCGAAAGTAGAACGATACTTAAACGTAGGCAGACTCATTCGCCTTCGCAACAGGATTTTGGTCGGTATGGACTTCAAACGGCAAACTATAAGTCATCACGATGATATTTTGGTGGACTACGATAGGTCCACCTATAAGGAAATCATCAAAACTAGATGGAATCCTTATAAAAACGAACCAATCAAAGATGCCGCTGAGATGTGTGGCCTACTTCGAAAGATTGTGAATCTTGCACCCGACCGCTTCACAGCTTGCATTGAAATCATTTCTGGTCACCCAAAAGTCATCATCTTTTATAATTTCGATTATGAGCTCGAGTCACTTATCGATATGTGCGCAGCAGACGGGATTGAGTATGCTCAGTGGAACGGGCATAAGCATCAGCCTATTCCCGAAGGCGATAGATGGGCGTATCTTGTGCAGTATACAGCTGGAGCCGAAGGATGGAACTGTATCAAGACAGATACCATTATATTCTTCTCGCAAAATTATTCTTACAAGGTCATGGTACAAGCCGCGGGGAGAATTGATCGGCTAAATACGCCCTATAAAGACCTTTACTACTATCATCTGAAGAGCCCTTCTTCGATTGATATTTCGATCGCAAGGGCACTCAAGCAAAAGAAAAACTTCAACGAACGAAAATTTATGGATGGAGGAGAAAAATATGATTAACCTTTATAACGGAAGTGAGCCCATTATCAATCCGTGGCTATTCTATCTTGCGGACCTTGTGTCTGCATTGAAGGTGACACTAATTATTTTGAGCATCGGGCTTATATTCGGGTCTTGGCTTTATTTTGCCGCTTGGAATGAAAATAGGGAGTATAGATCGGATTCCGAAGAAAACATCAAACTTAGAAAAACTTGGCTCAAAGGAGCTAAGATGTGCCTTATAAGTGCTATCATAACGTTTATCGTCGGCATGATGGTCCCGAAAGAGAGAACGCTTTATGCTATGGCTATTGCGAGTGTTTTAACCCCGGATACCGTGCAACTTATCTACGATAAAACAGGGGAGACTGCGACTGATATTCGGAATGGAGGTGGAGCTTTGATCGAGGACATTGTTGACTATGGAGTTGACAAGATAAACGAAATGAGAAACGTGGAACCCATCGAAACGGAGGACAATGCAGAATGAAAGAAAAATACGTAAAGCTTAGCGACGTCATCGCGATGCTCCGTTCGGACATAAAGAACACGAATGACGCTAAAGCGGAAATTACAGGAGACGATATTAACGCTCAAAGTAGAAAAGCGGCTTGTGATATTCTTGCAAAACATACCTCGGTTTTATTGATGACTGCGCTGAATCATCTGAAAATCTATGAGTTCGAAGACGGAAAGAAGTGAAACTGATGAGAAACCCTTCAAAGAAAACACTCAAGCACATGGCGAGAGTAGCACTCGGACAAAATGATCCTTACAATCCCATAAATAGAAATATTTGCAAATGGGAAAAGATGTTTCCGAAGCTTGCTGCGAGAGAACGCTGGAGGTTTTTCTATTACTACAATATGATGCTTGCGTTTGCTAGAAGCTCAAAGAAAGGAAACGGACAAGTAGGATGAATTATTCGAAGAAACACCTTAAGCATCTTTTTCATAAATATTGCTTTGATGGATATAATCTCAAAGTTTTTGGTAATTCTGGCCATGACAGAAATGCTATATGTCACTGGTATAATCAATTAGAGCACAGTCTTTACCGTAAGTGCGAAAGAAAGGCAAAACGATGAAAGAAAACGAGACAATTCAGTACATCAATAAAACAGCACTTTTGAATGAGCTTTTATATTTGAAAGAGGCCGCAAAGAAAGTAAACCCCAAGGAAACATACATTCTCATGGCGCAGGAACGATTTATAAAAGACCTCGATTGGTTTATTGAGATTGTGGATAACTATCCTAGCCCGAGATTCACACTTCCTGGATTTTTAAAGGAGAAAACATGATGAAAGAATATCTTGATAAAAGCACATTACTTGACTATTTCAGAGCCAGAGTAGAGATGGGAGAGTATGTGGTCAATGACGATCTTCTTGACGAGAAGACCAAAGATAAAAACAAGGCGGTAGTTCTTGATAGAAAGGATTTGGTTTCAATCGTTGAAGGGATGTCACCTGAAGATCCCTATAAAAAGATTATCCACAGGCTTGAACACCTGATCAATTACTATCAAAACTGGGGCCCCACCGGTGCTTCCCATCATCTTATGGGTCAGGTGTTTGCCTACAAAAATATCCTGAGCTTTATAAAGAATATTGATAACGAAAGAGATCCTTTTGAAGGAGAGTAAAATACTATGAAAACTCTTGGTAAAGAAAAGTTTGTAAAAGATATTTTGGCGTATCTTAAAGAGGAAATGAAACTCGAGGAAGAACGTCGGTTTAATTCTCTGGGAAATGATTGGCATAACCACAACGGAATGCTGATCGCGTACAACAATGTGAAACGCTATATTGAGCAATTACTTCGGGAGGAAAAGAAATGAAAAGTTATGACGAACTTGCTGTCGAAGAGCTTCGCAAAATTAACGATCATCTCAAGAATACTTGCCGACTGCTAGTAACTCTCGGTGAAAGAGAAAAAGAGGCTTCAACGCAACTTCTTTATTTACGAAACGAGCTGTATGACTATTACAGAAAGACTCATCCTGAAGATAAAGAGATGGAGGAGAAAAACAAAAATGATTAAAGATTCTGGCGAACGCACCGAGTTTTCTACCGGTGCAAAGCGTGATATTCAGCACGGGAAAGGCAGAATGGATCTCTTGCCTTGGTACGGTATCATGGAAGTTTCTAAGCATTGCGAGGAGGGCGCAGAAAAGTATGGAGAGCATAATGTGGATAAAGGAATTCCGCTGCATTCTCTTTGTGACTCGGCAGCAAGACACCTTGCAAAATTTATCTGCGGGGAGCTTGATGAAGACCACTTAAGAGCTGCTTGCTGGAATCTTCTCTGGGCTCTCAATCAGCGCAAGACTCATCCTGAGCTTGATGACCTATATTCTCATAAGGAGACCGAGAGTACCGTGTACGAAACCCGCGAAGAAGCGCTTCATCCGCTCACAAGGGATGAGATTCTCCAGCGCTGTAAAGAGGCTCAGGATGTCTATGTAGTTTCTAAATCTGAAATGTTTCGGAGTGGGTGGTACTATCTTCACTTTGCTATCCCCGAAGACAAGAGCGACCCTTTGAGCGTTTTTATGTGTCCGCTGGAAGGAGAATGGTATAAAATGGTCCTTTATACTCCTGAAGAGTTCGAAGTGTATGATGCCGATCCGTCCGAGAATTTAAAGGAAACTAAAGTCAATGACATCGAGCCTAAAGAGCCCACCGCCATCGAACCTCTCTCCAAAGAGCTGCTTCTCGGCATGAATGGGAGATTTGTGTACTTGGTTCTGAATAATAACGGCATCTATATGGATATTGGATGGGTTCGAATCAAGATTGACGGAAATGATATCATCATTGCTAAAGACGATGATGAAGGAAATATCATTTGGGAAAAGCCTTGGACAAATGATAAGACTAACTGCTATGTTACCAATCCGAAACTCTTAGGGAGGAATGATATTCATGATTGATCCGTACGATCTTGCGGCTAATAAAGTCGCTGCTAGATTGGAAATGCTTTCGAAAGAATTATGTACGAATGAGACGATAAACACTTGGTGCGAAATAGTATCGAAAACCGTAAGTGAACAGCGTGACGGAGGCCAAAGCCCAGAAAAGGAGTAATGCCTATTGACTTGCTACGAAAAGCTGCTCGAGATGGATGGTGATACAGTGTATTCTCTTGCTAAAGACATGTATTTCACAGTTACTATTCAGCACGGGCATGTGTATCTTGGGTGCAAAGGATATTTGCCGACGAGAGTATTTGAGGAGACAGTTGATTCTCTTCATCTATGTCCTGTATATCTCGGGCCAATGATTAAGGAAGGATGACACCCATGATTTACTACGATATAATCGTTAACTAGTGTAAGTATTGTATCAATGAGGATTGCAAATTCTACAACGAGCCATGTGGATCATGTTCGTATAAATATTTCGAAGGGACTTGCACACAACCAAATAAATTCAAACGAAAAGAGGAGTGATATTTCATGGCCTATCCTAAAATCTTGGAGGCTCTTCGTGATAGCAGACGAACGTACATCTTTATCGAAGAGTTTGTCAACTGCAATGAAGAAGCAAAATACTTCTCGACTTTTGCGAAGATAGACACTGATACAAGTAAGGATGATATCGTGCTGTGGTTCCCTAAAGAACAGAATGGAGTGTTTCTTAAGGACTTTGTAACGGCGCATCCTTTAGCTACTTATCACAGCGTCATTCCTTGGGATCAAATTGTATGAAAGGATGAAAAGCTATGGTTATCGAAGTTGATATTTTGGCAGTTATTCTTTATACAATCGGTATTTTTACCATTGGCCTCCTTTCTGGTTGCGCATTTGGTATGGTTCTTGAGAGAAACATGGAAGTGCACCAAAAAGATGGGAAGTGATATTTTATGAGCGATGCCTTCAAACGATACGCTGAACTGTATCGAAAGTTTTGGACGATGGATCTTGACGAGGATTTCTTGTGCGTATTCGACACGCCTTACGGAGTTAATAGATTCGGGGTGCGAGTTGAATTCTTTGAGCCCGTCGATGACCACAGAACTAGCGAATACGGAAAAGTGCATGTGCCCAGTGAAAATTTTATGGAGAATGGGGATATTCGTGTATACTTCACTAACGATGAATATGGTCAACCGCTTTATGACCTGATTGTGGATCACCCTGATATTCAATTCTATAAACTCGAGAAAGGAGATGAAATTTAATGGAATCTGAGAACTGGAAAGAAGTGGATTTCCATACATATTGCCCTAAGTGCAAATATCGGTGCAAATCATCGATAGAAGACCCTTGTAACGAGTGTTTGACGGAAGGAGCGAGGATTAACACGAGAAAACCTCTCAGGTTCAAAGAAAAGGAGTGATAATTTATGAAAAAAGAGTATTTTGAAGCTTTGAAAGAACTGAAAATTGCACGGAATCATTTTGACAATGCTTCGCCTGAGTACATTGATGCTGCTATTATGGAACTTCTGATGGCCGAAGCCAAAGTGGGAGCAGTCTACCATGAATAATTTTTGGGAGAAGTTTGCAGACTTTTTAGGCAGGACACTCGCGAGTTTGATTGCGATATTTGCTATTGCGATTATTGCATCAGCCGGACTTAAATGTCTGTGGTTTATTTGGACAAGATTTTTGGTGAGGTAGAAAGATCTGTAAAGGTGACGGATAACATAATCGAAACCGAAACATCTTTAATTCCTCATGATATAAAATGCGAAAGCAGCTGCATAAATAAAAAGAAAAGTATTTTTGATGGGATGTTTGATTTCCTCGAGGAGCTAGTGAGCGAACTCAATGGTATCATTGCCTATGTTTTAGGAGATTATTAAATTAAAAAAGGAGAAAATATTATGTATGACAACAGATTCTTTGATTTCATGATGCAGAATGAAGCCTTGAAGAAAACCATGCTGCTTAATAAGGTGGCGCTTATTATCTTCGAAGCTTTTAGAATGTGGCAAGAAACTATGGGTGATATTTTTCCTTCCAATGTTCCTTCCAATGTAAACTCTGCTCGGATCGACTGCTATGCCAATATCCTCATGGGCGAAATTGAGGATGTCCTGACGCCCAATCAGGATGTCCTGACGCCCAATCAGGATGTGGTCTTGGTGGATATTCACGATAACGGCTTTAACTATAAGCTTGTGAATCTGCTCAAAAATCGCTATCCCGAGCTTGCTATCATTTACCCTTGCTATAGGTATACCGTTGCTGGGCCTATATTCGAGAAGTTTAGATTCTATTGATATTTTATAACAAGGAGAATTAGTATGAAACATCGTATTATCGCTATTGCCATTTGTTTTGCTATGCTGGCTGCTGCCTTGGTTGCTTGCGGGGTTACGTATGATGAGTCTAGCACGAATGTTACTGGTTATGTTTACTCGCCCGGCGGAGAACTTATCGCCAAAGGAAAGGTAACTTACCATAATGTTTTTAGTGGCGGATGCGTGGTTGTCACCATCAATGGCGTCACCTATTCGACTCATCTTTCAAACGTGGTAGTCATGGAGAAGCCCAATGAATGATTATATTGGTAAGTTCAGCAATATTGAGTCTCCGTCTAAGCTCGCCGCCCAGGTCATTGCGCCAGATATTGCGATGATTAAGTGTTACTTAGATCTTACCGAGATGGATCGAAAACTCTATGCTGAATTTAACAAATCGTGCCAAAATGTTACGAATTCGATTAATGCTTCTACGCAGGATGTTACCAACGCAATTAACTACTGCAATATTAACTACTGTAATCAGAACACCAGTCAGGTTTACAACTTTGATCCCATCAAGGTTCCTTTGCCTAGAGAAGAAGTGAACGAAGAAAGTAGCATTTTTGAAAAGATCCTTCTCTGGCTTGAAGATCGAGTGAACGAACTTAACGATCTTTTGAGTATGATTCTGGAATGATATTTTTGAAAGGAGAATGATTATGGATACTGCAACGTACAAGTACAAACTTGTTGTAATTGGTTTTGACCTGGTACCTAGGGAAATTGGTAATTATACCATGTTCGAGATTCAAGATTTCTTGAGATACGCAAAGGCGGTTAACCCGTGCACGACTGCTACCATATCTACCTTTGGTTCGGTGGCGATTGTCGTTCATAAAATCGATACTAGTTATTCGGCGTGTACCGTATTTGATGGAAAGGAGAATTAATTATGAAATTCGTCGATCCTAGCTTTGACATCCTGACTGATATTTCCAGCGGTGGTATCAAAGAGCTCAAACACATCGAGCGCTGTGGCAGAGTTAGCTATCGCTCGGAAGACAAGATCACTGAGGATGGCGAGAGCGCTAAGAAGTTCGTGGCCATGCTTATCCGCAATGGTCATGAGTCAGTTCTTGAGCATGGGAGTCTGACTGTTGAGTTCACCGTGGATCGGGCTATTGCAAACGAGCTTGTGCGGCATCGCTTGGCTTCCTTCACCCAGGAGAGCACCCGCTATTGCAACTATTCGAAAGATAAATTTGGCGGCGACCTGACTTATATTTTACCGTTTTACCTGAAACACGGATACGATGTTTATAACCGTATTACGGAAGCAATGGCAAATGACGTTGAATACAAGTCGAGTGAACTCTATAGCGAAGCCGATACCGTATTCGACTACATCTACTATAAGCGCGGCAATCGTGCTATAGATAATTGCCATGAATGGTGGGACGATCTTTGTAAGTTTTACAACTATCGTTCTACCATTGATAGAGCGTCTAAGAGTTATATTGCTACTGTGACCGCTCCTGGATATTTTACTGATATGGAAGGAGTCGTTCCCGAATCCACTCCAGAGGAAGCCAGATTTTTATTGCCTCTCGGTCTTGCTACAAAAATCGTGGTGACGGCGAATTATCGCGAGTGGAGACATATCTTCAAACTTCGCTGTGAAAAACACGCTCATCCTGAAATGCGTCGGATTATGTGTGCTTTGTGGCTTGTCTTGAACACTAAGATTCCGGTTATATTTGATGACATTCGCGAACTTGTTGCCGACTACACTAATCTAGACGAGATCGATCCTGATATGATCTGGATCGCTCGTAAATATTTTTACGCGCCTGTTAAGGAGGATTGATATTTATGAATATAAACAATGAACCCAATAGCATCAGCATTCAAGACCTTGAGCAATAGTTTGATGAGGAACTTAAACTGTATGGTACCAACGACGAGTTCAATGCTTGGGAGCATGTCGGGATGATAGTCGCTGCAAGAGTTCACATCCTTAATAAAGCTAAGAAAAAGATTCGAGAACAGAGCCAGGCTAAACTTAATTCTGAACATATTAACAAAATCATTCAGCTTCTTATCGAATATGGCCTTGCAGAAGATTGTTCTGGTTCGGAACTCATCGCTGCTTAATAAGGTGGCGCTTATCATCTTCGAAGCTTTTAGAATGTGGCAAGAAACTATGGGTGATATTTCTGTTGAAGATGCCTCAGATGCGCAAAATATCGCTAAACTCTTTTTCGAACGGCTCGATGTTAATAAGAGCAATGAGTTTCTGGACAGAATCAATCTGATCTTGAAGTCTCGAAGGAGGACTAACCCAGGAGCATATTTTAAAAGGAGAATGGTATCATGATCGAAATCTCAATTATCAAACTGGCGTTTTATACGTTTGGTATCTTCGCGTTTGGGGCCGCTATCGGAGCAGCAATTGCAACGTCAATTACTATTATTTACTTCGAGAATGAGAGGAGATAACCGTGAGTATCAAAGAAAAGTTGACAAAAGAAGAGGCTATCCACAGACACCGGCTCATGTGGAATTATATAGCGGATGAATCGGCTAGAACACGTACTCGTATCGGTAAAGGAGATGCATTTATCCATTTTGGATGGGAAGAAACTCCTTTTAACCTATGCTGGTGTTGCGAATATGCAGATCTGAATTATAATTATAATACTTTGTGCGATCATTGTCCATTGGATTTTACAAAAGGAAATGCAAATGGTGTAAAATATTGCTCCACCGGGTATATGGATGCTAATGGTACGCATCAAGATGGCTTATATACCAAATGGAATTTGATAAGGCGGCTCGATAGCTGTGATTCCGAGAAGTTAGATGAGTACATCGATCTAGCAAAAAGGATTGCTAATTTGCCTGAAAAGGAGGACTAACTTATATGCTTGCTCTTACGAAGGAAGAAGCCGTGAGAAGGCATAGAGAGCTTTGGAATGAGATTGCCGAACTTTGTACTGAGAGCCACTTCTCATCGTGCGGATTTAGTGTTTTCAAGATCAAAAGCATGGCTCTTAACGCTCTTGGGTATGACGATCCTATCAAATTTCCAGATAGCATGTGTTGGGCGTGCGAATATGCGATCTATAATGCAATATACCTTCGTAGAACTAACAAAGGTATATGCATATGCTGCTTCTGCCCCATAAAATGGAAAACGGAACTGTGCTACGATAACGGTGGAGAATACGATATGTGGCGTCGTTACATACAGGACGGAAATTACGAAAAAACAGCCGAAATGGCAAGAGTTATTGCTAATTTGCCTGAGAAAAAGGAGGTAAAGGAGAATGATTGATATTTCCAAAACCCGTGTGGGTGAAAACGATCTTGCTCTTATGAGAAAGCTCGCTGCGGCTGGAGACGATCACGGGAAGTTTGCAAGATTCATTCATGTTTCGGCTGATATTTTGGCTCCGAGATACTGGTGGACCGAGTATTCGACATATAAGGTAGGAACCGTTGAGAATAGCTGCTCGACGATGCATTGTATTCATAAAAAAATGTTCGTTCCGAGCGATTTTAGCAACGAGCATCTTACGGAAGAAGGATTCTATGGTCTTTCAACCATTATTGATATTTTGAATAATAAAAGAAAAACCTACCTCGAAACCGGCGACAAAGAAGCTTGGTATCAGATGATCCAACTTCTTCCTCAAAGCTACAACCAGCTTAGAACAGTCGATCTTAACTACCAGGTCCTTTGGAAGATGTATAAGGCCAGGAAGGATCATAAGCTCGATGAATGGCATACGTTCTGCGATTGGGTGAAGAGTTTGCCATACTTTTGCGAGATTTATGGGATTTGACAAAAGGGAGTGATATATTATGGCATTTTTAACAAAGGAAGAATGCGTTCGTCGGCATAGACTTTTGTGGAACTATATTGCGGATGAGATATTAGAGCAGGAGAAGGTGTCTTTGAAGTATAAAAGGGAAGCGTTTGAACATTTTGGATGGAATATATCTAATGGTTATATCTTCAGTTATTGTTGGGCGTGCTATTACCATAATATGAAATGCCTTGAAATGGTGGACGATCCGAAATGCGCGAGGAAAAACGAAGTGAACGATTGTCCGTATTGTTTGTTCAACTGGACCTCGGATAAAACTAATTATTGCGGCGATCTTCATACATTGTACGATCGATTTCTGGATTTGAAGCTTAGCAATCGCTGGAAAGAGGCCGCTAGAATCGCTCGAGAGATTGCCAATATGCCGGTAAGGGAGGACGTGTAAAAAGGCTTTATAGCTAACCTAGGTTAGAATTAGGAGGTGCTTTGATTGACATATACTTTGAAACCTTGTCCATTTTGCGGTGGCGAAGCAAAAATTGTTAAATTAACCGATGGCTATACAACGAATCCTGTTATTATTAGAAACGAATGGACTGTTAAATGTGTATCTTATAATGTAGATATCGGAATATTTTCTTCGGAAATATTTGAAGATGCCGAGGGCGGACTTTGTATCCAAAAGCAAGGTGCCATCGACGCTATAAACGCATGGAACACAAGAAAGGAGTGATGCTTATGCAGCTTTCGACCGAAAAATTCTACGAAATCTTGAATGGCGTTTGGGATACTGGGCCGGAACAGACCGCTGAAGCAAAGAAAATGAGGTCTAAAAACCCGGAACTTGCCTTCAAGCAGGGCTATTATGCGGCTCTCGGGGATGTTCTCGAGCAGTTTGAGGCGGTTTGTGAGTCTTTTTCGAAGGGTCAAAGAGATTATTAAAGCTTAAAAGAAGGGATATTTATGGAATTTAGCATTGGTGAAAGCGCTTATGTTGTACCTACTCCGCACCAGGATCATAATATATTGAATCCTAGCTATAAGGAAATCTTAAAACTCAATACGATGCTAGATAACGCAAAAATTCCGCATCGTATGCATCGTCTTGATGACGGGTGGCAAGTTATTTATAACCCTCATCATCCGGATTTTTGGGTAGCAGATGCTATTGAGACTTATTATAGCTACGGCGTGGACGATGATTTGCTTGAACTTGCGGGAGGACTCCTAACTGAAGAGGAGCTGAAATACGATTCGGTGGTCGGAGGACTAACTGCAAAGGATGTTTTTGAGAGAATTTCAAAACATTGGGAGGATCATAAAAAGAAAAAGACGTAAATTGGATCGTTTGAGAAGAAAAAGGAGTGATATTTTGCGATGAGACATAGGATTTTGACTGTAATTTCGGGGCTTTGTGTGCTTTTTGGAGTCATTTTAGCCTTGCCTGGATGCTCTTCTAGTAAGGAAAACGGCAAAATATACGCTACATACGCTTATATTTTCTTTCCGAATGGAAAAATGTTGGTTTCGGGAGAAGTTGAGGCGGCTTGGCACGGTTCGAATAGTCTTTTGGGCATTACGATTGACGGGATTGAGTATCAGACACATTGCATGAATGTAGTTTTTGAGACGAAAAGGGCTGATATTTGATGAAAATTAACCACACAAAGCGACTTTATTGCGAAGTTTTGAGTAGGGCGCTTAATAAAAGAGGCCCTGAATACCGAGAAATCATAAGAAATCGGCTTGATCGGATGCTTGAAATGCGTCATTTGAGCCTCGAAACCACTGATTTTGACGAAACAAATGAAATTTCGAACATCATTTTGAAGGTTTGGCAGGACATTGATGATGTAAAACCGGACAATTCTTGGCTCAAAAGAGGTGTTGACAAAGCGAGAAAACAGTGATAACATGACTTTAAATAAGCAAAATATAGGAACTCGAGGTGATAAAATGATACCTATTGTTGGAAATATTAAGGCTTGGACGGTCATTTGGAACCTGCTTTTGATCAGTTTTACAGGAGGTTTATGGCTTCTTGTCTTGATTGTCTGGTGGCTTTGCAAGCAGCTTTTCAGTAAAAAATCTTGACATTTTAGCCCAAAAAAGGGGAGGTTTTGCGATTTTTGCAGGGCCTCTTCTTTTTCAAAAATGACGAAATTTAACGAAAAAATTGCGAAATTTTCTGCCCACTTTTTATTTTGAAAAACTGTCCATGGACAGAAATTTTTGACCAAAAACTGTCCAGAGTAGCAAAAAGTGCGAGATTTTGGTCAAAAACGGTCAATTTTGTGGCCAAATGGCCAGTTTTGCCCACTTTTCAAAAACCAAAAGTGGGCAGAAAAAATGACGTATTTACGTTATTTTTTTGTCAAAAATGGCCAAAATGGACAGAAACCCACTTTTTTTCTTTTACTTAATATATAGAAAAATAAAATATATATAGTAATAGAGAAAAATTTCTGGGTTTCTGTCCACGAAGTAAAAATGGGATGTTGAAAGGAGATACGAATGAATGTCCAGTATTGCTGACAAATGGAAAGATGAATTTGATAAAGCTTTTAAGAATGAAGATGGGATTTTAGAGTGGATCGCGTTTGATAGCGCAGGCAACAAAGTAACATGTTATTGGAATGGAAACGTTGAAATGCGTATAAAAATACCTAGATGCGATTGCGGATGTAGATTATTGAAGCATAAACGAAATGTATGGAAATGTCCTCGTTGCAATAGAGAATACAAAGAAAGTGACATGCTTGAACCAATCGTTGTTGAATATTTAGATTTTGCTCCTGACGACGAAGAAGAGGATTTCACAATAACTCAAGATTACGGAGAATATTTTAGACCTACCGGTATATGCAAGGCTGGATTTGATTCGGATGACCATTATGATGTAGTCGACGGAAAATATGGTCCTGCCAAAAAATTTGATATTTGAAACTAACCATCACACTCCATAGCATTTCGCGAAAAAAACACGCTGTGTTATGGAAGGGAGAGTAGAGTATGGCCCGGATTGAAATGAAATCCGAGTTGTGCTCTACTTTTTTCTTTTGAGAAAGGAGGAATAAGGACCGCAATGCTCGAAAACAAATTTAAGCAAAATCTAGTTAAGGAGCTAAAGGAGAAGTTTCCCGACTGCATGGTTTTGCATCTTGATCCAAATGAGATTCAAGGTGTGCCTGATATTTTGATTCTTAACGGATCAAAATGGGCTGCTCTTGAGGGAAAGAAATCTAAAGATGCTCATCACAGACCGAACCAAGATTATTATGTTGCGAAGATGAACGAGATGTCGTATGCTGCGTTCATCTACCCCGAGAACAAGGAGGAAATCATAAATGATCTGGAACGAACATTTGCGCCAGAAGGGTCAGCACGCCTTCCTGGGCGCGAGTAAGTATCACTGGATCAACTATGATCCTGAAAAGATTGGTCTTGCGTATCGTAATTTTCTTGCGACGGCTAGAGGAACCGAGCTTCATGATTTCGCAGCAAGGTGCATTAGACTTAACCAGAAGCTCCCCCGTAGTAAAAAGACTCTCAATAGCTATGTCAACGATGCGATTGGCTTTCGAATGAACCCTGAGCAGGTGCTTTATTATAGCGATAACTGTTTCGGGACCGCGGATGCCATTTCGTTCAAAGACAATATCCTCAGGATACATGATCTTAAAACCGGAGCTGTTCCTGCACATATGGAGCAGCTCTTAGTTTATGATGCGTTGTTTTGTCTGGAGTACAAGGTGAAACCAACTGATATTTTCATCGAAGATAGAATTTATCAAAATGATGATGTTATTGTGGCAACCCCTTCTCCTGAAGATGTACAGAGTATCATGAACAAAATTGTTGAATTTGACAGAATCATTGATGGAATTAAACGTGAGGTAGCGGTATGAGTAGAATCGAAGAAGACATCAAAGCCTATTATGGTGTCGAATGGGTCAATGGTAACAGAGAAGGCTCTGTTCTTGAGCATTATGGCACCAAACGTCACTCTGGCCGCTATCCTTGGGGTTCTGGCGAAAATCCTTATCAAAGTTCAGGCGATTTTCTTTCTCGCGTGAATGAGCTCAAAGGAAGCGGTAAAAGCGAACGAGAAATTCTCGATATTATCAATTCCGAACTTCCTAAAGAGTATCAGCTTGGTACAACTGAATTCCGTGTTGCGCAGCGTAGGGCTAAACATGATCGCAGGCAGCTTCGGTATGATCGAATTCGAAGTCTAAAAGAAGATGGGCTTACTGCCACCGAGATAGGCCGAGAAATGGGGCTGAATGAATCTACCGTTCGCTCTATTCTCAATTCTGGTGTTACAGAGCGCGTTGGCCGTGCCGAAGAGATTGCAAAGACCCTCAAAGATGAAGTCGATCGCAAAGGTATGATTGATATTTCTGAGGGTGCCGAGCGTGTTCTAGGGGTTACAGAAGGCCAGCTTGACGAGGCTGCTTATATTCTTGAAGCCGAATATGGCTATAAGAGATACGGCGTAGGCGTTAAGAATACAACGAATCCTCGCCAGCAGACAAATACGACCGTTCTTGCTAAACCTGAATTTGACCAGAAATATGCCTATCAACATCAGGACCAGATTCAGGCTCTCGGAGACTATCATTTCGATGCCGATACAGGTGCCGCAAGAAAGCTTCAGCGGCCTTCCAGCCTCGATTCTTCTCGTGTAGCAGTGCGTTATGCAGAAGATGGCGGCATTGATAAGGACGGCGTGATCGAGATTCGTCGTGGTGTTGCCGATCTCGATCTTGGAAAGAGTCATTATGCGCAGGTTCGCATCCTCGTGGATGGTACACATTATCTCAAAGGCATGGCTGTGTATTCTGACGATCTCCCCGAAGGAAAAGACATTGTATTTAATACCAACAAGCACAAAGATGTTCCGATGATTGGTTCCAAGGACAATACAGTACTGAAACCTATCAAGTCCGACCCCGATAATCCTTTCGGTGCAGCTATTAAAGCAAATGGTCAGAGTGACTATGTTGGGGCCGATGGAAAACGTCACCTTTCGCCCATCAATAAACTTAAAGAAGAAGGCGATTGGGATACAATGAGCCGAAGTGTTTCTTCGCAGTTCCTTTCCAAGCAGCCTGCTAAACTGATTGAAAATCAGCTGAAGCTCACAGTGGCCGATTACAAGGAAGAATACGATGAGATTATGGCCTACACTAACCCTACCGTAAAGCGCAAGATGCTTATTGACTTTGCGGATCAGTGTGATGGCACGGCTATGACACTTAAAGCATCGGCTTTTCCTGGTCAGACCAGCAAGGTTATCTTACCTCTTACGAAAATCAAAGATACTGAAGTCTATGCTCCAAGCTATGAGAATGGTACAAAGCTTGCGCTTGTTCGTTATCCTCATGCTGGTACGTTTGAGATTCCTGTTGTTACGGTCAATAACAAGATTGCTTCGGCAAGAAAGAATCTTGGAGACGTGCAGGACGCGATTGGAATTAGTTCTCGTGTAGCAGAGCGTCTTTCTGGTGCTGACTTTGATGGCGATAGCGTTACCTGTATCCCTATCTCCTCGAAAGTCAACATCAAATCGACAAAGCCGCTGCGAGACCTCGAAGGTTTCGATCCGAAGACTGAGTATGCTGTCCCCCCTGGCAATCCGAATCATGTTAAGCTGATGACAAAGAGTGATACCCAGAAAGAAATGGGCATCATCTCAAATCTTATCACTGATATGACTCTTCGTGGTGCTGGCGAAGAAGAGCTGGCTCGTGCTGTTAAGCATTCAATGGTTGTCATTGACGCGGAAAAGCATGGACTTGACTATAAGCGCAGCGAAAGAGAAAACGGTATCCAGGAGCTTAAGCAGAAATGGCAGATTCGAGTCGACGAGGATGGAAATGAGAAGTACGGTGGCGCTAGTACCCTGCTGTCTCGTCGTAAACAAACTGTTCGCGTGCCGGAGCGCAAAGGTTCCGTTAGAATTAACCCTGAAACAGGCGAGAAGATTTACAAAGAGTCCGGCCGTACCTATATCGACCCTAAGACCGGTAAGGTAAAGCAGGCGGAAACCGAAGTGAGTCGCATTTCTATAACGGATGACGTGCGAACTCTCTCTTCTGGAACGGTTCAAGAAGGACTTTACGCGGATTTCTCCAACCAGCTTAAGGCCATGGCCAATGATGCTCGTCGTGAGAGCCTTAGAACAGGCCGACTCAAGTATTCTCCTCAGGCAGCTAAAGACTATGCTGAGGAAGTAGCCTCTATCGAAAAGAAAATGGAGGCTGTGACTCTCAATAAGCCTAAAGAACGCTTGGCCCAGCGCATTGCCAATGCCAATGTGCAGGCTAAGATGCAGTCTCAGGGTCTGGACCCCAAAAAAGACAAGAAAGAACTTAGAAAGTTAAGAGCTGTTGAAATTGAAAGAGCTAGAAATAGTGTTTCCGCAAACGGTTCGGCTACGAAGATTACTTTTACAGACAAAGAATGGGAAGCTGTTCAAGCTGGTGCGATTTCTGATACAAAACTTACAAAGATTTTGAACTCAACAAAATCTGACGAAATCGTAAAACGTGCGATGCCGAAAGCTTCTACTCAGCTTTCGTCTGCAAAACTTGGAAAAGCTCAAGCAATGCTTGCTGCTGGTTATACATATCAGCAAATCGCAGACGCTTTGAACGTTCCAAAGAGTACGATTTACGATAATCTTAAGAATTAAAAGTACGAGAAAGGAATTGACATAGAATATGATTCGTTGTGCAATCTCCACACCTGACAATCCTTATGATCCGTTCGATCAGTTTGACCAATGGTATCGTTTTGACTGTGACCATGGATACAATAGTTGTGGAATTTTAGCTCGTTTTCAGTATACAAGCGATCAGTTTACTGATAATGAAAATGCTTATGAAATTGAACGAGCAATTGATACAATTGTTGCAAGCGATCCATTGAATCGTTACGTCAAAATTAAACGTGACATCAAGGATACGTCTGACTCGTCCTCTTGATTTAAGTGCCCAGGCATAGGGGGAGGGGTCTAAAAATTGACACCCCCTGTCTAAT